AGCCAAAGTTATAGATAGCTTTACAAGTGGAGCGGATAAGGTAACTAATGCTCCTAGTATTAGAGTAGTTGAGGAAAAACTAGCAGATAAGGCAAGTAACGACGATTTAGAGGCGGCTACTATGGAACTTAACGCAGCTATAGCAGAAAAAGCAGATATTAACGCTATGTTTATAGTTAATACTTATAACTATAGCTATGAATTAGAGGCGGGGAGCTACGCCCAAGTACAAGCTAGCGACTTAAGCATAACCGCTATAAGCGGTTATACTCCGATAGCTTTTAAAAAAATAGATTGTGGATCTAGGTATATCAATACAAGCATATTAAACGCACGAACTAACGCCACTATAGTAGGTATGCGAAATATGCATAACGCAACGGTAAGCGGTACTTTAAGCGTAACTTTAGTGTTTGCAAGAGACGAGTTAATAGAGGGTTAAAAAATGGCAACAATATTACTTACGGTAGGCTCTACTATAGCCGTAGCTTTAATATCGTTAATAGGCACAGTATATACAACTAAAGCAGGCAACGAGAAAATACAACACGAGTTAGACAAACATAACGCGGTACAAGATACCAAGCTAGAAGAGCTTACGAGAGAAGTACGGCAACATAACGACTTTGCTACTCGTATACCCGTAATAGAGCAGAGGGTAACGGCGTTAGAAAAGGAAACATTTAAAAATAAATAAAGGGGGCGCTAAAATTGATAAAGGTATTTAACGCAACCGATAGAGATTATAGCACCAACGGCGACGCGGTAATAGTCCCTATTAAAGCTAGGGTTAGAAACTCCGATAACGGGGACTATTACTTAGAGCTTACTTGCGGAGTTGAGTATAACGATTACTTAAAGGCTAATAATATTATAGTATGCCCGACACCGCAGGGCGAGCAGGCTTTTAGAATAAGAGATATAACTAAAAACAAGAAGAGGTTAGAGGTTAAAGCGTGGCACGTCTATTATGATAGCCAAAATTACGTAATAGCGGATAGCTACGCCGTTAACATGACTTGTAACGAGGCTCTTAACCACTTTAACGCGGCTACGGATAACCCTAGCCCGTTTACTATGCTTAGCGATATAACAAGTATTAACTCTTATCGTTGCGTTAGGACGTCACTAACGGAGTGCATAACTACAGTTATAGAGCGTTGGGGCGGTCATTTAGTCCGAGATAACTTTAATATAAAATTATTAGCAGATATAGGCGTAGATAACGGAATAACTATAGAATATAAAAAGAACTTGCAAGAGTTAACCGCCTCTTATGATTGGAGCGGAGTAGTTACTAAACTTTTACCCGTAGGTAAGGACGGCGTACTACTTGACGAACTATATATATATAGCGCTATACAATACGATATACCATATACTAAAGTTGTTACTTTTGAGCAGGATATAGAAGAAAGCGACTTCGGAGACGGAGACAACGACGACGAAAGGCAGGCTATACATGACGCTTATATAGTAGCTTTAAAAGACGACTTATTAGAGCAGGCGCAAAAGTACGTAGATACTTATAGCTTACCTACGATAAATTACACGTTAAGAGGCAATCCCGAGAAAGTAACCGACATAGGCGATACTATAGAGGTTAAGGACGTGCGTATAGGCGTTAACGTTACTACCCAAGTAATAAGCTACGAGTACGACGCAATACAAGGTAAATACGTTAGCTTGGAGTTTGGTAACTTTACTAATACCCTAAGTGATCTTATTACTAACATAACCAACGCTACTACGGCTACGGTAGACGAGGCTATAGTTACGTTATCCTCGTCCTTGAATAGTGCCTTGCAAGAGGCACAAGATAAAATTATGGGTGTCTTAGGCAACTCTTATTGTATATACGAGGGCGATAAGATACTTATAGTAGATAGGCTACCCGCAAGCCAAGCGGTTAACGTTATAATGATAAATAGCGCGGGTATAGGCTTTAGTAACACGGGTATAAATGGAACTTTTACCACCGCGTGGACTATAGACGGAACTTTTAACGCGCAGGCTATTAACGTTATAAACTTTACCGCCGATTTAATAAAAGGCGGCACGCTTAAGTTAGGATCTACACTTAACCAAAGCGGTAAATTAGAAGTATACGACGAGGCTAATACTTTAATATGCACGATAGATAAAAACGGGCTTATTATGTACGCCTCTAACGGTAGTTACGTAGTCCTTAACCAAGAGGTAGGCTTAGTAGGCTACGACGGGGCGGGTAATCCTATATATTGGGTTAGTGATGATAGCTTTTATATGAGCAAGTCAGTAGTTACGCAGGAAATAACACTTTGCAGCAAGGTAAGATTTTTACCTATGCAAATTACAGAGGGCGGCGTAGTAGTTAACGACGGTATAGGCTTAGTAAGCTACTATGAAGAGTAAGGGGGTTAAGATATGGCGACAAGCGGACAAGTTAGCTCTAACGGTTACGAGGGGCGTTATATAACTTTCTTTTGGAGCTTAACAAGTCAAAATAATAAAGCTAATACCTCTACTATAGCTTGGAGATTAGAGGGCGACGGAACGGGGCAAAGCTCGAGATATAAAGCGGGTAACTTTAAGGTGGTTATAGACGGTACAACCGTTTATAGCACGTCACAAGATAGTCGTATATGGCTTTACGACGGCACGGTAGTAACGAGCGGTAATTATACCTTTACACATAATACGCAGGGGCAAAAGAGCTTTAGTGTATCAATACAAGCGGGTATTTATACATATGCGGTAAATTGTAAAGGTAGCGGGAGCTTTGCATTACCTACTATACCCCGTACGTCCGTATTAAACAGTATAAGCGGTAATAACACTAGCGATACTTTAAGCGTTAATTATACGTCGTACGTTTCTAGCTATACTAATAACCTTATAATTAAGCTTAATAATACAACTATACAGACTATAAGCGGCTATAAAAATAACGCAGGCTTTACGCTTTCTAGCTCCGCGTTAAATAGCATATATAACGCTACTACGACCTCTAAGACGGTTTCTTTAAGCTTTTCCTTGCAGACTTACGACGGATCTACTCTCATAGGAACTAGCAGCGCGGTAAATAAGACCTTAAATATAAATAACAGTAACCCAACTATAGGCGGGGCTAGCTATGCAGATGTAAACGCAGCTACCACGGCTATAACGGGCAACAATCAATATATAATCCGTAATAAGTCTACTTTGCAAGTTACCGTTACTAATCTAACGGCAAAAAATGGGGCGACACTTAAAAGCTTAACCTTGTCGGGCGGCGGTATATCGCAGACTATAAGCTTAAGCGGATCTACAGACGCTAGCGAGGTTATTAACGTAGGCGTAGTTAACCAAAGTAGTAACTTTACTTTAACTATCACTCTTAAAGATAGCCGAGACTATGAGGCAACTACAACGCTTAATATACTAGTGTATGATTGGGTATTACCAACGGCGACTATTACGGCGCAGAGGGTAGACAATTATTATACTACTACCAACGTAACGGCTAACGCTACTTATTCAAGTATAGGCGGTAATAATACTATAGCTATAACGGCACGGTACAAAAAAACAAGTGATAGCAGCTATAGCGCTAGCGTAACACTTACTAACGGAGTAACTACCGCGTTAAGTTTAGATAATAACTACGAGTGGAATTTACAAGTTATAGTAGCCGATAGACTAGGAAGTAACGCTTATAACTTGGTTATAGGGCGCGGTTTACCTATATGGTTTATAGATAGGCTACTTAGTAGCGTGGGTATAAATTGCTTTCCGCTCCAAAATAATAGCTTAGAAGTTAACGGGCTGCGCGTTGATGATAAGATTTATATAGGATCTCAAAGTATATACGATTACTACGATACTAGCGCGCAGGGCGAAACCGCACTAATAACCGCTTACGACTACCAACTTATAGAAAACCTATTTAGCGCGGTAGACGTTCCGAGCAATTACGAAAAGGCTTATCGTATTACGTTTCAATATTCAACCGCTAATAATAATATAGTTACGGTTAGACTTAATAATATAGTGTCCAATAATTGCAACACGTGGAGTAGTGACCGCTTTAGACGTATAGGCGGTACTAGGATATTTAAGCAAAGCGAGTTAACTTTAGAACAATGCAGCGGCTACAGTAGAAACGGGCTTAACCTTTACGTTAGTAATGGCGGAGCGGCTACGGCTAAGCTATGGAACATAACAGTACATGGCTACTTAGTAAACAAAGATACTAACTTAAACGTATCTACTTATAATATACCCGACGTAGACCCCGAGGAAATAGGCTAGAACGCGCGAAAACACGTTTTTAAATGAATATACGTATAAATTGCCATTAGACAATTAAAAAGCCCTTAGACGAGCTTATACGCCGCCTAGGGGCTTTTATTTTAATCTTTAAAGAAATTATCGCCGTAAGCGTTAGCCATATACTCACGTAGTAGGCTTTTTATAAGCCCTTGGGTGTTATCGTGGAGCGATAAAAACTTTATTATATCTTTGTCGGTTTCTAGGTTGAGCTTTAAGTAGATCCCTTTAGTGTGGGCTTTATCATACTTAGCGCTAGCCCTGCGCTTTGCCTCTTTAGTAGCCATATTATAACCCCCTTTCTATCTATAGCCCGCTCTTAAGTTGCTAGTAAGCTTATTAGCTGCGTTTGTAAAGTGATCCGTAATAGCCTTGTTGCACTCTGCTATAATACCCTCATAGTCCCTTGAACGGATATATATAAAGCTGCCAAAGCTAACCCCGTTCATAGCGTCAAACTTTAATATTAACTCGTCTACGTCCTCGTTTAATCCGCTCTTAGTCCAACGGTAAAGGTAACAAAACTTATTAAGTCTATAAGTTCCCTCTTCGCTCTTTACAAGCTCCATAATATTAGCTTTCATACTGTTTCTATTTTTCATAAGTTCCACCTTTCCACCCGTCTAGCCGATAGTGCAGCTATAAGATTTATAAAGTTTTTTCTATAAATTCGGTAGCGGCTTTAATAGTCTTAAAAGTGCAGAACTCTCTAAAGCTTTTGCCCTCTCTAATGGTTACGTGATAAACGCCTTTACTGCCTTTCATTCTAGTAATTTCGTAACCCTTAACTATCTTAACTACTTCGTACATATCCTTTTTACCCTGCGCCTTGGTGGCGTCCCTTTCTTTATTTGATGATATAAGTATATACTTATACGGAGTAAAAAGCTATTGACGAAATGAACAAAGATTTTATAATTTGTTTGTGAGATTTTACTAAAAGAAAAATTAAAGATAAGATAAAGTAAAGATATATATAGTATATATACTAATAAAATAAGTAATATATCAAAATCTATAGATTTTTAACGGCTAGTGCAGGATCTTAATTGACAACCTACGAGAACGCGTGCAGCCTTTAACACTTCCTTAGATCCGTGCGCTGTCCGCCTAAAATCTATAGATTTTACCCTTGCCGAAAGGCTAATATTATTCGTAATGATTATAGCGAAAACGCGTTTAATTTGCATTACTAAATTGACAATTTAAAAAAATAAATTTTCTTGTTGACATATTAAAGCGGCGGTATTACTATTTATGACATAAGGGGCAA